CGATGGCGATTGACTCCATCGAAGAGGTCAAGGGCGAGAAGACTTCGGAAGGCGTGAACATCGCCACCCGCATCGTCTTCGCTAACGGCTCGGTTCTGGAAGCCCTGGCGTAATGTCTACTGGCGTGGACGAGACAACGCCGGAGGCCCAGCAGGAAGTCCCTGCGGCCCCGGTGCCGGGAACCCCGGAATACGACAAGGCGCTGGCCGACAAGTACGTCGCCGCCAACTCCCCTAAGCAAGCCCCTGAGTCCACCGATCCTGCCCCCACTGAGGGCAGTCCCGAGGAAAGCCCTGCAGCCGAAGGCGCGGGCGGCCTCAAGATCGAGACCCAGGAAGAAGCCCCGAAGGATGAAGCCGCTCCGAGCGAAGACAAGGGTGAGAAGCAGGAAGAGCCTGCCGCCCTTATCCCCGCTGAGATGTTCGAGAAGGCCTCCGCTGAGTTCGCCGAGAGTGGCGAGCTTACCGACGAGACCATCGAGAGCTTTGTCGCCAAGGGTATCCCCCGTGAGTTCATCGACACCTACGTGCAAGGTGCCCGCGCAATGCAGGCCCAGCTGGTGAGCGAAGCTCATGGTCTGGTCGGCGGTACTGACAACTGGAACGCCATGATGGCCTGGGCAAAGACCTTGCCGCAGGAAGATGTCGAGGCGTTCAACGAAGCCGTCGTCAATTCGAAGACCTCGTCCCTGGCCATCCAGGGGCTGTACTCCCGCTTCACGGCTGCCAACGGCAGTGAGGCCTCTAGCGTCGCTGGTGACGCAGAACGTGGTGCCCTCGGCGGTGACGTCTATCGGTCTAAGGCCGAGCTGACCACCGACATCCGCGATCCCAAGTACAAGTCCGACCCTGCGTTCCGCAGCTCGGTTGAGAACAAGATCGCCCGCAGCCGCAAGGCTGGCACCCTCGGCCCCCTCGGGACCGCATACTGAGCATCGCACCCCCTCGGCCTCTCCACGGAAGCACACTGAGGGGGTCTTCCCTGCCCCAGCTCAAGGGCACCTCCCCCAAACACCATAGGTAATACCACATGACTGCTGCTACCCCCTCGCGCCTCGGCCAGGTCAACCTGTCGGGCGACGTCGAAGCTCTGTTCCTTGACGTCTTCGGCGGCGAAGTCCTCGCTGCCTTCGAGACCAAGGTCCAGATGCGCGACAAGCACATGGTCCGTCAGATCGAGCATGGCCGTTCGGCCCGCTTCCCGGCGACCTTCAAGGTCGGCACCGCCTACCACACCCCGGGTGCTGAGATCGTCGGCCAGACTGTCCGTCACAACGAAGTGACCATCAGCATCGACGACATCCTGGTCTCGGACGTCTTCGTCGCCAACATCGACGAGCTGCAGAACCACTACGATGTCCGCTCGATCTACTCGACCGAGATGGGCAACGCCCTGGCTCTGGCCTACGACCGCAACGTCACCCGTAACCTGCTGCGCGCCGCTCGTGGTGCGGAGCTGTTCCCCGGCGACGGCGGCGGCGCTATCATCACCAACGCTGGTTTCGCCACGACTGCCACGACCCTGTTCGATGGCATCAGCCAGGCGAAGCAGACGATGGAAGAGAAGGATGTCCCGGTCGACAGCATGTCGGTGTACGCCGCCTTCCGTCCGGCCCTCTGGTACCTGATGGCCCGCTCGGACCGCGCCCTGAACAAGGACTTCAATGACGGCGGCACCCTCGGCAAGTCGGTCCTCGAGACCGTTGACGGCACCACCATCATCAAGTCGACCGCGCTGCCCTTCGGCACCAACGACTCGAGCAACACCGCCCTGCCCTCGGGCTACCGGATCAACATGACCAACACCTCGGGTGTGGTCTGGACTCCGATGGCCGCTGCCACGCTCCAGCTCATGGATGTGCAGATGGAGAGCGAGTACGACATCCGCCGTCAGGGCACCCTGATGCTGGGCAAGTACCTCGTGGGCCACGGTCCGCTGCGGAGCAAGTGCGCCGTCGAGCTGCGTACCGCCGCTAACTAATCCCCGTGGGGGACTGTCCTAGGATGGTCCCCCATTTTTTCGTGATGGAGCCCGGCCCTATGCCCGCCATGTCTAAGCTCGAAGCCTGTAACGAAATGCTACTGGCCATCGGCCAAGCACCCGTAAACACCCTCGAGGTTCCCGGCATTCGTGATGTCTCCGTCGCCATTGCTATCCTCGACAACGTCAGCCGCGAGGTCCAATCCGGCGGCCATTCCTTCAACAGCTTCGTTGAGGAACTTACCCCCACAGTTAACGGGTTCCTGCTGGTTCCGTCCGATGTCCTACACATCGACGCCGCTGACCCCACCATCGCGGTGATCCCCGTGGTCGATCCCGCCGATGACATCCTCAAGCTCTTCGACCAGGACAAGCGCACGTTTGTCTTTGGTGACAAGCTCGAGGTAGAGATCACCAAGCTCCTGGCCTTCGAGGCCCTCCCCCAGCATGCCCGCCGGTACATCCTGGCGATGGCCAAGCTGCGCTTCCAGGCGTCAGTCGTTGGGTCCAACCTGCTCAACAGCCTGATTGGGCAAGAGCTGGACATGGCCTACGCCGCCTTCCGCCGCGCCGAGCTGCACATGCAGGACAACAACATCCTGTACGCAGGTGGCACCATCATCTCCCGCAACCGACATAGGCTTCGCCGCTACTCATGACCCTCTTTCGTAAGGCCCTCTCGGGTCTCTACGATGGTGTGTCCCAGCAGAGTGCCACGATGCGGACCCCGCTGCAGTGCGAGGCCCAGGTCAACGCATGGGCCACCATTGCGGACGGACTGCAGAAGCGTCCTCCGACCCAACACGTAGCCAAGATCAGCTCGGAGCCCATCGGCACCGCCACGATCCATCACATCAACCGGGACACCTCCGAGCGGTACATCGTTGTGGTCTCCGACGGGGACCTCAAGGTCTACGACCATACGACTGGCGCAGCGAAGACCGTGGCCTTCCCTACGGGGAAGGGTTACCTGAACTGCGACGACGCCGCCAAGGACTTCGCCCTCGTCACCGTTGCCGACTACACCTTCGTGGTGAACCGCACGGTGGTCGCAGCGATGGAAACCGTGGGGTCTTCCTTCGACTACACCGACTACCGCTGGATCAACCGGGGGTACGCCGAGGACGGCTCCTACTACCCTGGCTCCCTCTACCAGTATGGCTACTGGAACCCCTCCGGGGAAACCTACATGGGGGAGAAGCAGCGGTTCGAGGACCTACCCGACACCGCCACCAGCGGGCAAATCTACAAGATCACTGGATCGGGCGACAACGCCTTCGCCGCCTACTACGTCAAGCGCGTGGGTGGGGTGTGGGAAGAGTACCGCGACCCGGCCATGACCCAGAACCGCCTCAATGCCACGACCATGCCCCATGCGCTGGTCCGCGAGGCCGACGGCACTTTCACCTTCGCCCCCTTCTCTTGGGCTGAGCGCAAGGTAGGTGATGCCGACAGCAACCCCACCCCCACCTTCATCGGTCGCACCATCCGCGACGTCTTCTTCGTTCAGAACCGCCTCGGCCTGCTGGTCGATGAGAACGTAGTCCTCTCCTGCGCTGCAGACTTTGGGAACTTCTGGCGGAACACCGTCACGGCATACGTTGCGTCCGACACTGTGGACGTCGCTGTGACCGGCTCGAAGGTCTCCCTCCTCTACCACGCCATCCCATTCAACGACACGGTGATCCTCTTCTCGGATCAAACCCAGTTCGTCCTGAGCTGGGGCCAAGACGGGATCACCCCGGACAGCGTGGCGCTAACCCCTGTGACATCGTACAACGTGAACGTGGCCTCGAAGCCCGTCCAGTCTGGTCGCGATGTCTACTTCTCGTCCAACGCCGGGGGCTACTCCCGGGTCTACGAGTACTACAACCGCCCGTCCAACGACGGCGCGGTGACGGAGGCGGCGGACATCACCGCCCACATCCCCCGCTACATCCCCCAGAGCGTTGTCACAATGGCAGCCGCTGCGTCCGACGAAGCGATCTTCTCTGTGGCAGCAACCAACCGGGATCGCCTCTACGTCTACAAGTACGTCTGGGCCAACGCCCAGGAAAAGGCGCAGTCCAGCTGGAGCTACTGGCAGATCGAGCCCAGCTCGGTGATCCTATCGGTCACCTGCCTGGACAGCTACGTCTACCTGCTGGTGCAGCGGGCCGACGGGGTCTTCATTGAGCGGGCCAACCTGCAGTCCCTAGTGCCGTCCTTCGGGCTGGACCATACGGTCTACCTCGACCGGCAGGTACAGCTGACGGGCAGCTACGATGCTGGCAACAACCGCACCGTCTTCACTATCCCCTACCAGTACAGTGCATCGCTGATCCGCATTGTGCAGGGCGCAGCGGGGCCCCTCAAGGAGGCCCTGTTTGACCCCTCTCAGTATGTGGTGATCTCCTCGACCCAGATCGCAGTGCCGGGCAACCGCTCGGCCTACGCCTGTGTCCTGGGTCACAAGTACGAGATGCGCTACACGTTCAGCCCGCAGTTCGCCTCGACGGACAGCGGCGCGATCCTGACTGGACGGACGATCCTGCGGTCCATGACCGTGCGCTACACGGACTCATCGTTCTTCCGCACCGAGGTGGCCCCCTACGGGAACGACCCTGCGGTTGAAACCGTGGTGGCTGCCAAGCTGGCGGAGTTCACCGGGAAGACCCTGGGTGAGTCCAGCCTGATCCTTGGCACCCCCAGCTACGGCACGGGGGACTACACGTTCCAGGTCTACGGTGAGGCCGAGGTCGCCCGCATCACGCTGGTCAACGACAGCCACGTAGCCTCGACGTTCCAGTCCGCTGAGATCGAGATAACCTATCACAACCGAGCCAGGTGACCATGACTGCAATCATTCGACCGGCGATCCGGCAAGACGCCGACGTCATCGGCCCGAAGCTGCGTGACATGGACCGCCTAGAAGTCCTCCTGACCTTGGGGCCTGATGGCCCCGAGGCAGTGAGGCGCTGCATCGAACAATCCACCCACTGCTTTGCAGTACACAGCGGCAGCCCTAAGGAACCCTTTGCGGTCTACGGCGTTGCCCCCTATCTTCCCGGTATCGGAACCGTCTGGCTGCTTGGCACCGACGAGTTCGACGAACACCGCCGCGAACTCATGGCCCTCACTGAGCGCACCCTGCGGGCATTCCAGCAGGAGTACCCCACGCTCATCGTTGAGGTGGCCGAGATCAACACCAAGTCCATCGCCTATCTCAAGCACTTCGGCTTCGTGCCGTTCCCAGTGATGGACAACCCGTACTCCCCCTTCATTCATCTAGTGAGGACCTGACCTATGTGCCTCCCCGCAGCGGCAGCCGCCGTCGCTTTGGCTGCCGGGTCCACTGCTCTAAACGTAGTTGGACAAATCCAGCAATCCAAGCAGATGGCCAAGGCCATTAACGCTCAGTCTGAGCAGCAGGCTGATGAGATACGCGACCGTGCCTCCGCCGAGATGTTCGACCGCTCTGTCGAGACCTTTGGTCGGATCGGCATGCAGCGAGTTGCCGGTGCCCAGCGTGGCGTCAACGACGCTTCCCGGACCATGCAGCTCACCACCGACGCTATCCTGTTTGACTACGACTTCGACAACACCCGCACCCAGCTCAACGCCGACAACGCTCAGAAGGCCCGCGTCTCCGAGACCAACAGCCAGCTGGCCCGCGCCAGCCGCCCGACCCTGCTCGGGGCCGGTCTCCAGATCGCCGCTTCGGGCCTCAAGGCCGGGTTCGACAGCGGCATGTTCAAGAAGGCAGCCTAGTCTATGGCACGACCCACCGTCCAATCCCTCAACCGAAACCCTGGCATCTCCGGGGAGCGGCAGCGTCAGTCCCCCGGGGTCGCCGTTCAGGCACCCCTGTCGGTCAACGTCGCACCGAACAGCTTCCAAGCCCTTGCCGAAATCCTCGGGGTGGGCGCTGGGATAGCCACTGATCAAGCCGCCCAGGCGAATGCCGCCCGGGTCCAGGAAGAGCAGGAGGTCATCGCCCTCCAGGCCGAGGCCAACTTCCACGGGGACACCCTGGACGAGGAGGCCTACCAGCGGTCGCGCACCTACCGTACCCGCTATGACACCCTCAAGGGTGCCCGGGCCGGGACAGAGGCTGCGCTCCGCATCAACGCCGCCGCTGAGGACTTCGTGAAGGCCAACCCGCTGGCCGACGAGAAGACGCTCCGCGAACACCTCATCTCCCTCCGCGAAGGCGAACTCAAGGACGAGAACGGGCTGCCCAAGGAGTTCATGCTGAACCCCCGCACGGCTGCCATCGTCGAGTCCGTCGTCAACGAGACCAGCTACAAGATCATTGCTGGCCACCGCGCCGGTTACCAAGCCCGCCTCAAGGAGAAGACCGGGGACGAAGCCGAAGGGCTGTTCCTGGCTGACGGTCGCCAGAAGGGCGGCACCTCCCTGGGCAACCTCGAGGCCTACCGCACTCAGCTTAAGGCTAGCGGCTACACCGACGAGGAAGCCAACAAGAAGGTGGCCAACTCTGCCCTGGCCCTGGCCCGTAATCTCAAGGACCCCAAAATCCTCGACCTCGTCCCTGAGGTGTGGAGTGATGGGTCGCTTGGTCCCAAGTCCGACGCTGAGACACTCTCCACGCTGGACACCCAGAGGACCATCGTTGCGAACGTCGCTGAGGCCGAACGCTTGGAAAAGCTCAAGCCTGTCCAGCTGGACTTCATTGGGAAGATCGACACGAAGGTCCGGGAAGGCGTCCGCCTCACTGAAGAGGACAAGAAGGCCGCCCTCGACCTTGGCTTCACCCCGAACACCATCGCGTCCTGGGACGACCAAGCTGCCCGCACTGCTATCCGCCTGGCGGAGAAGGCTGCGGAGGACGCAGAGAAGGCCCGC